CAAGGTGGAGAATTATTTGCAATAGTTCAGAATGGAACTACTAAACAAACTGCATTAAACCAAATTGACAATTATTTAATACCTACAAATTTAACTGTTCAACCAGATGTTACTGTGAATTTAAGCGATGCAGTATATCAAAACTCAATACTAATTAAACTTTCTTGGAGTGGTGCAAATGGAACGCAAGTTTTAAACTTACCTACTGCTGCTAGTAGTACAAATAGAATTATTAGAATTATATCTAATGGTGGTTATGCAACTTCTACAAGAACGGAATTAACACCAATAGGTAGCGATACCTTAGATGGTTCATCGGCTGCTTACGTAATTAATAAAGCATACGAAGGTATTCAAGTTTGGAGTGACGGTTTACAATGGTTCATAATCCAAAAGAAAGCATAATAAAACAGAAAATATAACAAACCAACTTAAAAACTATTATAATAATATGAATCCAACAACTAAAAAAATCGCTAAAAAGCTTTTTTCAGAAAAAAAATTAGATTTATCTACTGAAAAAGTAGAGTTAAGTTTAGTTAGTGACCTGTCTAGATCATTAAATGACTTAAAAGGGACATTGTCAATTATGCAACGTAATGACGATTTTTTAACAAGAGAATCTAAGGAAGTAAAAGGAATTGAAGATGAAATCGATAATGGTAATCTCGAGATAAATGGATTAAATGAAAGAATATCCACAACTGAAAAAAACCTAGAAAATAAAAAAGATGAGGTAAAGTCTTTAAGTAAACAATTGGAAATATTTAAAAACGACGTAAGTTCCTTTCAAGAAGACGTCGATATGGACGAATTGAGGCTGGAAGACATTTTACAGGTACTAAATAAAGTGTGGAAAGAATCAAAGATAAGAATAGAACAAGCTACTGAAGATAAGAGAGACGTTGAAGCTTTTATGGATGCAATAGAAAAAGCAAGTGAAGATCTTGGTGTAGATCCATCTTCAATGGGTGACTATAATAAAGCCGGCCAAGTTATATCTCAAATTGATAAACAAATAAGTTCTTTGAGACAAACGATGAAACAGGTATCTAAGCAAATTTAATATAACAATATGAAACCTAACGAAATGATAAACCAAGTAAAAGAGCTTTTAGGAATGGAAGCTACTGAAATCGAGCTAGCTAAAGCTAAACTTGATAACGGAACTGTTATTGAAGCTGAAAGCTTTGAAGCAGGGAAAGAAATCTTTATAGTAACAGAAGATGAGAAAGTTGCATTACCAGTAGGAGACTACACAATGGAAGATGGAATGATCTTAGTAGTTGCTGAAGAAGGTATTATAGGTGAAATTAAAGAAGCAGAAGCTGAGGAAGTAGAAGAAGAAACTGAAGCTACTGAAGAAGAAGTTGAAGCTGCTGAAGAAGAAGTTGAAGAAGTAGAAGCAAAGTATGCTACTAAAGAAGAACTTGCTGAAGTAAAATCTATGATTGAAGAGATCAAAGCTTTATTAGAACCTAAAGAGGAAATGAGTGCAGAAGACTTAGGAAACCTTATGACTGAGGAACTTGCTGCTCAAGAAAAAACTGAACTATCAGAAACTGTTGAGAAAGTATCTCACTCACCTGAAAGTAAATCTGAACAAGTATCACATAACTTATTCAGTCAAAAGAAAACTCTAACTACTAGAGATAGAGTATTAAATAAAATCGCTAACTTATAAATATTTAAAAAATGCCAAACCAACCAACAATCACTAGTACTTATGCAGGAGAATTTGCAGGAAAGTACATTTCAGCTGCTTTATTAAGTGGCGTAACAATTGAAAAAGGTGGAGTAGAAGTTAAACCAAACGTAAAGTTTAAAGAAGTAATCAAGAAAGTTGATACTGCTTCATTAATCGTCGATGGAACTTGTGACTACACTGATGCAGGAACTGTTACTTTAACAGAAAGAATCCTTCAACCAGAGGAATTCCAAGTAAATCTTACTTTATGTAAATCAGATTTCCGTTCGGATTGGGAAGCTGTACAAATGGGATATTCTGCATTTGACACTTTGCCTCCATCTTTTGCTGAATTCTTAATTGCTCACGTAGCTGGAAAAGTTGCTGAAAAAACTGAAAACAACATCTGGGAAGGTGCTACTGCAACTGCAGGAGAATTTGACGGATTTGTTCCTCAGTTAACTGCTGATGCAACTGTTGTAGACGTAGTAGGAACAACTGTAAATGCAGGAAATGTTATTGCTGAGCTTCAGAAAATTCTTGATGCTATTCCTAACACTGTTTATGGAAAAGAAGATTTAAAAATCTATATTTCTCAAAACATTGCTAAGTCTTATATCGCTGCACAAGCTGCTTTAGGTTACAGAGAGTTATTCAACGACGGAATGACTAACATGAACTTCCAAGGAGTACCATTATTTGTAGCTAACGGACTTGCAGATGATCACGCAGTTGCTGCTGAAACTTCTAACCTTTATTTTGGAACTGGGTTATTATCAGATTCTCAAGAAGTAAAAGTTTTAGATATGGCTGATCTTGATGGTTCTCAAAATGTAAGAGTAATCATGAGATTTACTGCTGGAGTACAATACGGAATTGGATCTGATATTGTTCTTTATTCTTAATAACTAATTAATTAATTTTAGAAAAGGGGTTGGGAAATTTACCCAGCCCTTTTTTTATTTAAAACCTTAAAAACTATGGCTTGTCCTTTAACAAAAGGTAGAATTGAACCGTGTAAAGACTCAGTTGGGGGACTGAAAGCGGCGTACTTTTCTACTGCATTCGGAGATTTAAATGCTTCGACAATAGAAACTGCTGATGATTCAATTGAAAATTTTGATTCAACAACAGCTACAGTATTTAGATATGATTTAAGAGGAACTTCATCTTTCGAAGGTGCTATCACTAGCTCAAGAGAAAATGGAACTTCTGTATTTGATCAAACTTTAAATTTAAGTTTAAAGAAATTATCTGCTGCTGATAACAAAGAAATAAAGTTGATGGCTTATGGTCGTCCACAAATTATTGTAGAAGATCACAATGGAAACTTCTTTTTAGTAGGTCGTGAATTCGGGGCTGAACTAACTGGAGGAAGTATGGTAAGTGGAGCTGGAATGGGAGATCTTTCAGGATATACTTTAACCTTTGCTGCACAGGAAAAAACATTAGCAAACTTTATAAATGTTGATTCTGTTAGTGACACGCAAATCCAAGTTGGAACTACAACAATTACCGTTACTGGAGGAACTGACTTTTAGTAGTTAATTTTAATTGTTTAGGAAAAGGGTAGCTATAATGGTTACCCTTTTTTTTATATAACAAAAACTAATTTTTATTATTGTATTAATATGATAGTATTAAAAAGTACAACAGAAACTCAAGCATTTGATTTTATTCCAAGAGAATACGTGCCTTCTTTAGATCCTATTTATAAAGTATCTATATTTAGTGAAATACAAAATAAAGAAATTTATTCTCAAACAACTTCAACTTTTGATTCTATAAGTTATTACAATTCTTATTCTGATGTTTTTACGTTAATAGAAGATCAATTTTATATGCTTACAATTGAAAAAAATAATGAAGTAATATTTTTAGACAAAATATTTTGTACAAATAAAGCTACTGGCAATTACTGGACTAAGCCTTTAACTAATTGGACGGATGAAAACACTAAGACTAATGAAACGGATAACGAATTTATAGTAATATAATATGGAAAATTTACATATAATAAATTTAGCGCAATATAATAGGCCTGAAATAACAGAGAACAAATATAAAGATTGGGTTAATTATGGTACCAACAATGATTATTATCAATATCTTATAGATCGATATTCAGGAAGTGCAACAAATAATGCTATTATCAATGGAGTAACAAACATGATATATGGCAAAGGTTTAGATGCTAGTAATAGTAGTAAAAAACCAAATCAGTATGCTCAAATGAAATCCATATTTTCAAATGAAGATGTTAGGAGAACAGTATTTGATTTAAAGCTTTTAGGAGAGGGTTCAATGCAGATTCTTTATAAAAATGGCAAAGTACATAAAGCAGAACACTTCCCAAGACAAACTCTAAGGCCAGAAAAGTGCAACGAGGAAGGCAAAATAGAAGCTTATTATTATTATCATGACTGGACTAAATTAAAGCCCTCAGATAAGCCTAAAAGGATCCCAGCATTTGGTTGTGGCAACGGAAAAGAATCTGAAATAAAAATAATTAAAAGATATGTATCAGGTTTTGATTATGTAGTACCTGTAGATTATCAAGGTGGATTAGCTTATGCTGAACTTGAAGAGGAAATTGCAGACTATTTAATTAACGAAGTGCAATGTGGATTTAGTGGTACTAAAGTAGTTAACTTTAATAATGGTGTTCCTGACAGGGAAAAACAAATGGAAGTTAAAAGTGATATACTAGGTAAATTAACTGGATCTAGAGGAGAAAAAGTAATTGTAGCATTTAATAATAATGCAGAATCAAAAACAACTATTGATGATGTGCCTTTAAATGACGCACCTCAACATTATGAGTACCTTTCTAATGAGTGTGTTAAGAAACTTATAATTGCACACAGAGTTACTTCTCCATTATTAATTGGGGTTAAAGATAACAATGGTGGTTTAGGTAATAATGCAGATGAAATCAAAACTGCAAACTTATTATTTGATAATATAGTAATAAAAAACTATCAAGGCCTTCTAATTGATTGCTTTGACTCTATTTTAGCAGTTAATGGTATTTCATTAAACTTATATTTTAAGACACTACAACCTCTTGAGTTGATTGAAATAGATCAAGATGTAGACAAAGAAACAAAGGAAGAGGAAACTGGAGTAAAATTATCTAAACAAGATCAAGATACATTAGATAATAAAGTATTTGATTCTATTAAGGAATCAGGAGAAGATGAAGATTTAGAAGGTTGGACATTAATAGATTCACAACCTGCTGGTGAAGACGAGAGTAAAATTCATAATCTTTTAAAATTTGCTACAGTAATTAAAAGCTCACCGAATAAAAAATCAAAAGAACAAGATACTGAGTTGTTTAGAATACGTTATCAATATGCACCTTTAGATACATCACCAAATAGTAGGGAATTTTGCAAAAAAATGGTATCAGCTAAAAAAGTATATAGATACGAAGATCTCCAAGGTGAATTAACTAATAATGCTGGATTTGGTCCAGATGGTACGGAATCATATTCTATATGGTTATATAAAGGAGGTCCAAACTGTAAGCATGCTTGGGAACGTAAAATATATTTAAAGAAAAATAATAAGAAAATATCAGTTGGACAAGCAAGACGTATTATAACTAGTTTACCAGTAGATGATAGAAAAGATGCAAGATACGATACTAATCCAAAAGAAGTAGCAACTATTCCATTTCAAATGCCTAATAGAGGCTATAAAAACCCACAATAAAAATGGCTGAAGCATTATTTATAACAAGAAAAGATATTGTAAAATTTACCGCTATGAACGGGAACGTTGATACTGATAAATTTGTACAGTTTATTAAGATTGCACAAGATATACATATTCAAAATTATTTAGGAACAGAGCTTTTTGATAAAATTTCAAATGATATTATAGCTTCTAATTTAACTGGTGATTATTTGTCGTTGGTTAATAATTATGTTAAGCCAATGGTAATTCACTGGGCTATGGTAGAATATCTACCTTTTAGCGCATATACTATTTCTAATAAAGGAGTTTATAAGCATACGTCAGATCAATCTGAAAGTGTTCCAAAAACTGAAGTAGACTTTTTAATTGAAAAAGAAAGAAATTTAGCACAGTATTATACTGAGAGATTTATATCTTACATGAGTTTTAATCAAAACCAATTTCCTGAGTATTTATCAAACAGTAATGGGGATATATATCCAGATAGAGATGCAAGCTTTAGTGGATGGGTACTATAGGTTATAAACCAAAAAAGAAAAATATAAATAAGTTGATGGCTTATTTAAAAAAGAAAGAAAAAAACCTACTAGATGAGAGGCAATATATCAAACGCAATAAGTAAAGACAGCGTTAAAAGAGGTTATGTAAGTGAAAAAATTAGTGTTACGTGGCGACATTACATAAGTGGTATTAATACTTACACTCTTTACGAAACATCGTCAACAACTACATTTCCTTTTGCTTATGGTGGTATTCCTGTTCCTTATAATGCTTATTTTAGTCAATTTATAATATCGTCAATGCCTTATTCAAGTAGGCAATTTCCTAACGGTAGTTCTTTGACTTTAAGTGTTTATGTAGATGGTACTTTAAAAGGCAGTCAAACAGCTTCTTATGGTAATAATGTAAGAGAAACGGTAGTATTAGATTTTGGAGAATCAATAGAAATAAATAGAGGTGAAACAGTAACGCTAAGGCTTCAAATTGATGGTCAATGGTGGTATTGTGCAACTACGTCAATAATAACACAACGATAATGGAAAACCCGAAATTAGCATTAATACCAAGCGGATATAAAAGTGGAACTGTTTACTCAATTTTACCTACTGATGGTGTTGGAGATTTTGATTTTAGTAGAGGCTCAACGGCTACAAGAGTTAATAAAGATGAACTAATAGAAACGGTTAATAATAATGTACCAAGATTAGATTGGTTAAACAGCGATTGTCCTAGTTTATTATTAGAACCACAAAGGACAAACCGTTTAGGTTATTCAGAACAGTTTAACACTATAAATTGGGGAAAATCAAATTCAACTATTGACCCAGATAGCACTATAAGTCCTAATGGAGAATTAAGTTCTGATAAGTTAATTGCTAATACAGTAAATACAAGTCATTATATGCAAGCTACTGTAAG